GTGACGTCGACAATAAAATCCTTGATGTGATCACGAACGATTGGGTTCCTAACCAGAACGAATCAGCCTTCGAATTCTTCAATGATTTCGTTGCAGCCGGGGAGATGGAGGTGCGCACTGCTGGTTCGCTTCGTGATGGTCAACTTGTTTGGGCCTTGGCGAAGGTAAAGGATTCTTTCGAGTTGTTCAAAGGCGATCGCGTTGATTCCTATCTTCTCTTCACCAATCCGCACAAGTATGGTTGGTCGATCGATGTTCGCTTCACTCCTGTTCGCGTCGTTTGCAATAACACTCTCACTCTCTCGCTCAACAGCCAGTCGAGCAAGATTGTCAAGGTTAGCCATCGTCGCGAGTTTGACGGTGACGTTGTGAAGGAAACACTCGGTGTCGCCAAGGAAAAGCTTGCCAAGTACAAGGAAATGGCTGCTTATCTTGGTTCGAAGCGTTACACTGACGAAAACATCGTCGAGTATTTCCAGCGTGTATTCCCTGTCACTGGTTCGAAGAAAGATCTCAGCAAGAATGCTGGTATCGCTCTCGAAATCATGGACCAGCAGCCTGGAGCCGAATATGGCGAAGGTAGCTGGTGGCAGGCTTTCAACGCGGTTACCTTCATGACTGATCACATGATTGGTCGCAATGCAGATAATCGTATGACTTCTGCTTGGTACGGTTCGAACAAGAACCTCAAGACGAAGGCATTGGAAACTGCCATCGAATTTGCAGACGCAGCATGATGTTTGAGGTTAAGAGTCGGTCCCCAGAATCCTGGGGACCTCTTGCTTCTCTAAGCGAGAGTAAGTTCAATCAGATCCTCAACAGTCAGCCCGGTTCTACAAAGGATAAGATCAAGAAGCTCAAGAAGCTCAAGACGTATAAGGTTACATTCAAAAAGGTTTGGAACTCAGATAGCTTTGAGATTCAGGCTGAAACCGAATATGGTGTGCAGATTGCAGCTAAGCAATACTTTAAGCAGAATGCAGAATCTATCGGTTTCAAGGAACAAGCTCGTAATCAGTGGGCAGATGGTTATCCTGGTTATGATTCAATTAGTTATGTAAGAATAAGGAGTTAAGTTATGTTTTGGTTATATGGTTTTATTGCATTGCTTTTAGGACGGACGTTCTATGCAGGCATGAATTATAAGACTTTGTTTTATCGTGATCCTAAGCACTATGGTGAAACAGGTCAGCAGGTGTGTGAAGATAGAGTTGTCGGTTATGCTTTGAGAACATTTGCTGTCGCACTTACTTGGCCGATATCTTTGCCTTTGATCGGCATCTTCAAAATTGGTCAGAAGTTTGGTAGGAAGGAAGCTTAATATGTGGTTATGGTTAATTGTTGCTATTGTACTCTTTGCAGTCAGTACATATTGTATCGGGCGGTTTGATCTAGATGGTGGTGATCCAGCCGGTCTGTTGTGGGTATGTTTTCTTGGTTCGCTATTGTGGCCGCTTGTACTCACTGCCGTAGTTATTGGTGGTCCATTCGTCGGTCTCTTCTGGCTCGGTGATCGCAAGCGTGAGAAGCTCAAGAAGGAAAAATCTACCGATAATAAATAAGTGAATGGTAGAAGAAAATGGTACTTACTTTGTAGGAATGTCTTTCGAAACCGAGGATGACGATGAGATCGTTTTCCCGGTGATGTTCCACACGAAGAATTACAAAGAAGCGCTGACACTCACTCGATGCATTGCCGCTGGCGATCCAAGAAAACGAGTGATGTTTGCAGATATTGACGAGGACTACATATGAAAAAATTAATTGCATCTTTAGTTGTCGGTAGTATGCTAATCTCTACTCCTGCCTTTGCTGATCATCGTCGAGATCGAAATCGCGACCATGTCCAGCAAGAGCGTCGTAAAGCTGGCTGTGGCTGGCTTTGCGGCGCTATCATCGGTGGTGTTGTAGTTGGTGCTCTCAGCTCAGGTAATCGCGATCGCGAGAGGGATCGTGAGCGAGAAAGAGATTATGAGCCGCGCGACGATAATCGCTACTATCCACCAGATTATAGATATGATAGACGCTATTGCGTTCGTGAACAAATCACCGAATGGTATCGTGGCGAACGCTACGTTTATTGGGAAACCCGTTGTAACTAAGGAATAATACATGAAAAATTTTATTGCGCTAGCACTCGTGTTGCTGGCAACTCCAGCTATTGCACAGAAGACACCTACAGGTGTGACATATGACACTACCATTGTTCGTGCGATTGATGGTGATACGATCGTCATTACCGCACCGTATCTGCCAGCTCCTCTAAAGCCTGAACTTGGTGTTCGAATCTTTGGTGTCGATACACCTGAAAAGAGCTTTCGTGCCAAGTGTGAGAGCGAGAAGAAGCGTGGCGAACAATCTAGTGAATTCACCAATTTGGTAATCAAATCTACAAAGAAGCATCAGGTTGTTCTGTACGATTGGGATAAGTTCGGTGGACGTGTTCTTGGAGATATTCTCCTTGATGGCATGAGCCTTCGAGACCTTCTCATCAAGAATGGTTTTGCACGTGCATATTTTGGTGATGCAAAGCAATCTTGGTGCAATTAAGCATGTACAATTAAAGCCCGTTGGGGTATAAATAGAATATCAGTTGTTGACAATCAACAATAAAGGCGGAAAGACCGGGGTTCGACTCCCCGCACCTCCACCATGGACACACAGTCTTTCAACCACATTGCACAGGATGTAATGTCACGACAGATTGACTGAGTTGCGCAACGTGTGTCCATGATGGGGGTGACTATGGAATTCGATTTTCGTGTAATAGGGCGGTTTGAGACTGATTGCTTGGCAAAGTGCCACTAAACATAAATGCTAACGATAACGATAGCTTTGCAGATATCCGCCTAGCGGCATGATCTACACGGGTATGGGCACCACCTTGGAACAGCACGGGCCCACTTGCTACCAGTTGAATAGCTGGTGCTACGAGTCGCCAGAAAACCGCTGGTGGTAGTATAAATAAAATATGACGGAGGTTAATCCCTCCATTGACTCTTACAAAAACTTCAAGTCTTAGATGGCTAGAAAGCGGCATCATTCGGATGTCACCGACGAAAACACTAATGATTTTGCATTTCCAGTAAGAGGGAAATGGATGGAAGATACTTCGTTATTCTCTTGTGTATCTTCTTATAGCGACAGAAAACTATATGGCTGAGATGCCTGCAAAGTAGTCTCTGTTTGCCAAAGTCATTGAGACTAAGAGGACAAACATGAAACTTTTCGAAAACAGAAAAGATTTCCCGTACTTACGCTGGGCCGAAGGCTTTGTCATAGGTATTATCGCAGTCACAGGTGTGGCTTTGGCTACTCCAATTAAAGAACCAGTGGTTCAAATCGTAAAAGTTCCAGTGGTAAAGATTATTGAAAAAAAAGTTATCGTAAATAAACCAGTCTATCTGAGCAAATACGATAAAAAACAAATCAAATGCATGGCCGAGAATACATATTTCGAAGCAGGCCATGAGCCAACTAAAGGCAAAATCGCGGTGAACAATGTAGTATTGAATCGCGTAAAAGATAAAAGATTCCCAAAGACACCATGTGCGGTTATCAATCAGAGAACTGCGCGCGTATGCCAATTTTCATGGAAGTGTGAGGGAGGAAAGCGAATAGCTGATATGACAGCATATCGTAAGGCGACAACCGTTGCCGAAAACGTATATCTGGGTAACTACAGTGACGTTACAAGAGGTGCAAAATTCTATCACGCAGACTATGTAAACCCATCATGGGGCAGAGTCTTTGATCGTACGACTAAAATTGGTGCACACATTTTTTATAGAGGATAATTATATCATGATGGACGACGTCATCTCAACCAAAGCATTGACTTCTGAAAAGTTTATCAAAGAAATTGAACGATTGGTTATCAATTATAATTTAGACTATATGGATGCCGTCGTCCACTATTGCGAAAAGAATAACATCGAGCTCGAGGCTGCTGCGAGTATTATTCGTAGCAACATTCGTATTAAGGCAAAGCTTCAAGACGAAGCAGAAGAACTCAACTTCATGCCAAAGAGGGCAAAGTTACCAGTATGACTCCTTTCGAGAGCTACACCACATTCCTTGCCCTTAAAAAT